GGTTTGTGGTTCGCCCTCCTGGAACCCAGGTTGCCAAATGTATGAACCACCCGAGTCTTTCAACTTGGAAACTTCTTCAATGGCGCTTCGTGACATCAACCACCGGGCATTAGGAATGTAGGAACCTTTCAAAGTGTAAAACAAAGCGCGCAGGCCATCCGCCGTCAAAGAGCTGGCATTTCCAGAGTTGACTTGTTGCACCTGACCAGGATTCGTTGTGCCTGCCAAGTAAGTCAATATACCGCGCGGTTTTCCAACACCATCCCCATTGATAAACGCGGAGTTTTCAATACGCGCCATCTTGTCGGCAATTTTCACCGACAACCAGGACTCCACATCAATACGAGAATCATCCAGCAGGGTCTGCGTCGCCTTCGGCATGGCGTAAAGCTCATGAACAGGAATTCTACGCACTCCAATCTGCGGGGTACTGGTTTCAGTACGGGCAGACCGCTCCGAAGTCCATCCGCTGTCAGCTTCGTTAAGATCTTCAGGAATTTCCAGAGCATCGCTTGAGATGGTCTGGACTGTGGCAATGTTGCGCATGGGCGAAGTTTCATAAACTTTTTGAATGGCCTGTTGAGATATTTCAGAAGTCATCCAATATCCACCGTCCGGATCGCTGTCAGTTGCAAGGAGTTTGACTTCCTGCGGAGTTAAAAATCCTTCTCCCTTTCTAAGGTAATGAACAACCGCTTCTTTTCTTGCGCTGGCAAACGGATCCCTTTCCTTGCTTTCCTGCCTTCCCAGAATTGGGCGTTCGAGTTTGGTTTCCACCCGTTCCAGTCTCTCTTTAACCTCCGTCAGGTTTTGGATCTCTTTAGCCACGCGGTCGACTTGCTCCTCAAGAACCGGATCGGCGTAACCTTTTTTCTGAATTTCGTTCAGGCGTTGATCATTTTTGGCCTTGTGTTCCATAAATGCCTGATTGAGTTCCTCAACAAGCTGTTTAATCTCTTCCATTTTAATCTCCTTAAATAAAAAAGACCCTCGCCAGACCTATTACGAATAGTTTCCCTTATAATAAGGAACAAACTCGTTATTATTTGGCCTGGGGAAGGTCTAAAATTAGAAATTCTGGTTAATTCAAACTCCCTTTACAGAGTTCAAAAGGCGACGCAGGGAAAGTTGTAAAGGCTCCCAATCCCGGATATCGGCTCCCATTGCCAACCTTTGTGAGTGGGAGTCCGGCTCACAATTATCGGAAAGGAGTGATTTTAAATTATCGATTGCGCGCTGGGTTTGTCGCTCGTCCAACCCCACGGCATTTTGCAAAAACTGACCGATCAATTGTTCTTTTGCCTTAACACTGACCACTCCCGCCTGAGGGTTCATGGGAAACGTAACAACGCTGTATTCAAAAAGTTGAATTTCTTTCAACCGACGAATGCCAGAACGTTTACGATCCGGCTCTTCCTTGATCGTTCGAAACCCGATAGAGAGTCCCGTGCGTCCGCCAATGCTTTGGGCCATTTTCATAAGGCTATGACGTTCCCGTGCCATTTTTACATTAAGATCAAGCAGTCCGCGCACGAACAAACCACGGTCATCTTCATGTGCTTGAACATTCCAGCCAATCTGCCGGGTGGGATCATGGTGGTCAAGGATGGGGATGCGCCCCCGGCTCTCCTTTAAGGTTTTATGGTAAGCTCCTTTTTCCACCACATCCCCACCCAGATCGACAGATCCAAAAGTGGAGGCATAGCCCGAGAACTCCCCAGCATCATTAAGCTCATCCAGGGCAAAGGGAAACGATTTGATTTCTTTCATGATGATTCACTCCCAGAGTTTGGGTAATGGTTTAACGAAAGCCTGTCTCCATCTGGGACATCATCAAACCCAACCATATGGCGTTTTTCATTTACCGTTAAAAATTCACATTGATTCACCCGGTTCCACAATGCTTCCTGATCTTCCGACAAAGCCTCAATACCATCCTTGTCATAATCCAAAAAGAGATCGTCACCAAAACGGGGTACCAACCAATTATTCAAGCCATCACGAAGCCGATTAAGAAATGGGCAAACCACTTCGGTATATAAAGCCTTTCGCGCCTCTTTGCGGTTCTGGTAAGTAGCAGGACCCAACCCCACCAATTCCGGCGGAACATTGAATACTTGCGTTACCTGGAGTGCGCTCATTTTCAAACCTTCAATCCAATCCATGTCTTTGGGAGAAATTCCCAGTTCCTTCCATTCCAGGTCCTGCTCCAAAAGCAGAGGTTCCCGGGCATTGTTGACACCCTGAATCTGCCGCCGCATTTCGGTTTTCAAGCGGTCAAACTGATCATCCGTCAAGCGTTGCTTGCAGGTCAAGGCGCCGGAAGGAACCGCCGCGTTTTGTAACAATGATGCGTTCCACTTATCGCCCGAGTTAAGTTTGTCAATAGCCAGGGCCGCAACTTGAACCGGAGATAGGCCATACCAGTCATCAAGTGGATTAAATAGTTTCAAATGTAAAATCCGGTCACGTGGAAACTCAACTCTATTTCCGGAAGCCGTGTACTCATAACCCCCGACATAATGGACCGCATCGGGAATGACTTTCATCCGGTCCGGCCTGAGAACATAAAGTTCTTTTGGTAAGCCGGAAGGACCACCACCCGTTGGCCCCACGGCCTCCATATAAGTATTTCCAGAAATATAGAGATGACAAACCATGGACTCAATCAGCTCATATTTTCCCTGAAGGGGATTGGGCCGGGCTAACAAATCCAGCAGAGGGTGTTGGGACACCTCTCGCCGTTCCCCTCCCGGTAATTTTCGAAACAGAATCCAGGGCACGCCGGCACATGCCGAAGCAATTTCCTTAACACAGGAAAACGCAACGCTGTTTTGGGTAAATCCCTCTTTCGCCAAAGAAGCATAATCGGTTTTGCTGGAAACTCCTTGCCCTGCAGGCAACCATAGGGTCAAGGCTCGGGTGACAGAACTCTCTTTTTTCTGGAAGCTTCTAAACAAGTCGATAAATTTCATAAATTAATTTTAAATTGTTTGAATGGAAACCCGGTAGATCGAATAGCACAACACCCCCCTTACCAGTAGTGGCGAAAAATTTTCGCCACTACTCAAACCCTCCCTCAGTCCCTCCCTATGAAGGGAGGGAAGTTCTGAACCGGATTGCAGAAATCTTTAAACCGGTTTATCTTTTCCTGCTGTTTTAAAAGGTTTTGAATAACGGGATCACTGAGATAATCCTGAGGTGTGTAGTTCTCAAAAGGACTAAATTCGTTTTCCGGGTCAAAAGATTCAAAAACATTTTCCAGGTATTTTGTAGCCATTTATTTTCCTCCTCTCAGCGTTCCAGGATGTCATTTACCCCTCCGCGTCTCTCCGCGTTCTCTGCCCATCCGAAAAGAAAGAATCAATCCGCAGATGACGCAGATGAAAAACCCAAAGAAAATAATCTGCGAAAATCTGTGCAATCTGCGGACAAAAAATCTTTTGCGTAGGGGCGACCGGCCGGTCGCCCGTACACAGGCGTTCGCCCCTACATGAATCGCCCCTACACAATCACAAACTGCTTATCTTCAACTTCATAGGTAGATGAGGTTGTAATTACTAAATCCGTCTGCTTTTCCCAAAGAACCTCGTCCATGTTGCCTTGAAAACCGGTATCGGAAATCCTTGCGCCAACAACCAGATTCCCCGAGGGGTTATCTAAAAGGCCGGAAGGTGTAACAACTCCCAAAAGAACACCGTTTACATACCAGCGATAATTTCCAGCCCCATCATGGTTAACCCTATGGGCTGTCCAGGTGTTCAACGGAAAAACATAAGGCCATAAAGCTTTAAACGCTCCATCAGAGGCAATTCCTATTTTCTCGCTTGCTGAATTCCATGTATGGGAGAAGTGAAACCCCGCAGAACCCCAGCCGACGCTTGCATTTGACATGAATACGCGATTTATGGGATTGGTTGTTGACCTCAATCTGAAACTGGCCTGAAATGGAATTGAATCTGTAATATTCCAGTCTGTTGAAGGGGGATAATAATGGCGACCATCCTCCCCGCCATTTGCACTCCTGAAAAGTGAGCCAGCCCCGAACACTTTCTGCGTGGCGTCAATAATTGGCGGTACGGGTCCGGCAAGAGTCGGAGTTCGATTGTAGATTGACGAATCCGCAAAATCCGCATCAAAATGCAACAATAACTTTGCGTGGGCCGAAGGGATAGGGAACCCATCGGGTTTTCCAACGCCCCTGATATTCGTCAACCCCATTCCAATTCCAAGTTTCATCAGTAGAGCCCCACGATGTCGGTTGCCGTGGTAAGCGTGGCCTCAACTCTTTTAACAGAAACTGGTAAAACTGCACCCGCTGGAACGTTTTTAAAAATAACCGCTGAAATTTCTTTGGCCAGAATGGCTGAAACATCACCTGCTCCGCCTACAAACAAAGATCGACAGGTGATAGGTAGATCTATGGCATCATCGGGTGTAACGACAAATGCGTTACGAGCCGGGCTAGTGAGGGCCGCCTCATGTTCCTTGAAAGGATCTGTCATAAAAAGCTCCTTTAAAAATTTACATCTAATTAATAAACAAAACCCATTAATTTTCTCAGGCAACCCGCCGGATTCGAGGGCCGTTAAAGCCCTTGTTGATAAGGTTAAAAAGCAGTTCCAGAGCATCAGGCCCATCATCGTGGCTGGCTTTAGGAAAATATTTTAACTGTTCCAAAAAAACGGTCTGGTTCCTTCGGAATCGAATTAGTCCATTTTTAATATGGGGTTGTAGTTTCGAAATCCGCAGAGTTTTATCATTGATAGGGCGAACCCCTTCCACCGGGGGATATATTTTTCGTTTAGCTCCTTCTTTAATCACTTGGTCCTTGAACAATTGTTGAAATTGAATTTCCTCAATAGCGATTCCTTCAAACTGGTATTGATGGTGGTAATCAAAAAGAGCTTCCATGATCAAATCTGGATGCCGTTTCTGAATATCCGCGTGGATAATGTCAATAATTCCATCGGGCTGAAGGGCTCCAATGAGGATGGCTGACGGATCAGCCCTGTTGGAGGATGAGCCCATGGATGGGTCAATGGAGCAATAGAACCTGGTTTCCTTTTGGATGGGTACCGGTTCGGGCGCAAAACAAAACCATTCTTCCTGGAACAAACAATCCTCGGGATTAACCGGCTCGTTCTGTTTTTCAGAGTCAAAATAGGCCGGACCATCTGAAACCTTCATGGTCATCAGATAATAGTAATTTTCTACTTCGGGCCAGAGGACGCGTGTTCCCCGTAACATTTCTTTTTGATGCCTGGAAAAAAATTTCTCGGCCTTTTCTCCTGCATCCCGAGAGCGGGAGGTGTAAATTCCTTCCCACTTTTCCCAAAGCTGGGAAGAAGACCAGCGAATAACCGCCTGCCATTTTTTGCTATTCCAGCCTGGCCGTGTCAATAATCGGGCCAGTAGGGAATCGTAATGAAGAAGTGTGCCGATAACGATATAAACGGTGTATCGGCCGCCAATCTTCATCACAGCTTTAAAGAACCACTTGCGGTCTTTTTCTCTTTGTTCCGGAGAATCGATGTTCTCATCGTCCTCCAGGTCATCACAAATAACCAGGTCAGGCCGCCGATTTCCATGCCGGGCTCCCCGCATTCTCTTACGTTTTCCCCAGCAACGGACGGCAATACCATTTTCGGTTATTAGTTTTGCCGCTTTCCAGATGCGACCGGGACCACAAGCTTCGGGAAAATCCGCCATCAACCTTTCATTGGCTTCCAGTTCGGATTTAATGCCATCAAGAAATTCTTCTGCCTGTTCCGCAGTGTCAGAAATAATAACGATGAATTTCCTTTTTGCCCCGGCAATACACCAGAGCGGCAGAATGAGCGTACTAAGGGTAGATTTGGCATTGCCGCGTGGAGCGGCTAATGCTTCTTTTCCCCCTTTACCGGATGATTCGGAATTATTGATTTGTCGCTCATAGCGCGAAAACATATCCTCATGCATGGATGAAGGTTTTGCTGTTAAATGGTGAGGAAAGTATTTCTGGGCAAAATACTTAAATTCTTTTATAGCCCGGCTTCTGCGGTTGTCTCTTTCTTTTTGGTTGGATTTACCAAATGGTTTAAGGAGCTCCTTGATGACGATCCCTGTTTTATATTTTGGTTCAATGCTTTTTTTCCTTCGGGTTGCCACCATGTTTGTTTAACTTTTTCCTCAATTTCTTCTATGTGGTTCCCCACAAAATTGGCCGCGCTAATTTCCCCATTTT